GTGAAGATTGAGCCGCCGAGGAAAAAACGTGTGGCCGCTTACGCACGGATATCAATCGAAAAAGGCAGAACGCCGCATTCGCTCTCCGCTCAGATCAGTTATTACAGCAAACTCATTCAGGGAAATGCCGACTGGGAATATGCAGGAGTGTATGCCGACAAGGCGGTCTCCGGAATAACGACTGACCGCCCGGAGTTTCAAAGAATGCTACAGGACGCACGGGACGGAAAAGTCGATATTATCCTGACAAAATCCATCTCACGTTTTGCAAGAAACACCGTTGATCTCTTGGAGACAGTAAGGGAGCTGAAAGCCATAGGAATTGAAGTTAGGTTTGAGAAGGAAAAAATCAACTCCCTCTCTGAAGATGGTGAGCTCATGCTGACACTCCTTGCTTCCTTTGCCCAGGAAGAAAGCCGCTCCATTTCTGAAAACGTGAAATGGGGCATCCGCAAGAACTTTCAAAAAGGCATCGGGAACTCTTTTCACATCTATGGCTACCGCTGGACAGGGAAAGAATTTGTCATCGTCGAGGAAGAAGCAGAAATCGTAAGGCTCATTTATGACAATTACCTAAATGGTATCTCGGCGGAAAAGACCGAAAAACAACTTGAAGAAATGGGAGTGAAATCTTATACGGGAGGACACTTCAGCAACAGCAGCATCCGGCAGATTCTACAGCAGGAGCGTTATACAGGAAACACCCTGTTTCAGAAAACCTACATTGATACCTTCGGCTCAGGAAAAACAAAATACAATAATGGCGAGTTGCCGCAATACTATGCGAGAAACACCCACCCCGCCATCATAAGCGAGGAGACATTTAACAAGGTGCAAGAAATAAGGCAAAAGAAACGGGAGCTGGGTGCCTTTGCCAATCCGCATATCAAGACAACTGCTTTGACTTCTAAAATCAAATGCAAGCACTGCAACAGAAGCTTCCAGAGAACCGGCAGAAAACTCGTCAACGGCCGCAGCCGCTACTGGATATGCGCTACAAGGAAAGCGGGTCAAGGCAACCCCTGCGGAACAGGAGATTTGCACGAGGAACAATTAAAGAAACTCATCAACGAGGTTCTTGGAGTGGACAAATTTGATGACGACCTCTTTCTTGAAAAAGTCGACCACATTGAGGTCACAGGAAAGGATCTGCTGGAGTTTTTTATGAGCGACGGCAGCTTGGTCACTCGCACCTATGTGTCCACAGCAAGAAAGGACGCTTGGACACCGGAAGTCCGGAAAAAGGTCAGTCGCCAAAGACGAAGCAAGGACGCACGCAGGATAAAAAATGCAGCAAGCCCATATACGGGATTCATCAGGTGCGGCATATGCGGCAACAGCTTCTATGGACAAAAACTAACCCTGAAAGATGGTACAAAAGTATGCTATCTGAGATGCCGGACAAAACTTAGTGAATGCCCTTCAAACACCATTCAGGAATCAACGCTGAATGCTCTGGTCTGTGATGTCTTGGGGCTTGAGGAATATGACGAAGCAGCTATGGACAAGGCGATGGATTACTGCGAGATAGCGGACAATGCCGTCTCCTTTCATTTCCGTGACGGACATTTTGAAAAGAGAAGCTACGAGGAAAAGAAACGAGGCACGCCTTGGACAGAAGAACGACGCCAGAAAGCCTTGAAAGGAATGAAGGAATACTGGAGTGACCCCGAGCACCGTAAACAAGCAAGTGAAAGGATGAAGCAAATCAGGAAGGAAAAGAAATGGTCAAGCAAGTAACGACAATACCCGCAAAAATCAATAAGCTGACAGCGATGCCCCTGGAATCCCCGAGGAAACGACGTGTCGCCGCCTATGCCCGTGTCTCCACGGACAGCGAAGAACAGTCCACCAGCTACGAAGCGCAGGTCGACTATTACACCAAGTATATAAAAAGCCGCAACGACTGGGAGTTTGTCAGAGTCTATGCCGACGAAGGCATCACGGGCACGAACACCAAAGACCGTGTGGCCTTTAAGGAAATGGTCAAGGATGCGCTGGACGGCAAGATCGATCTCATCATCACCAAGTCGGTCAGCCGTTTTGCCAGAAATACCGTTGATACCTTAACCACGGTGCGAAAGCTCAAAGAAAAGCACGTCGAGGTCTGGTTTGAAAAAGAAAATATACAAACCCTCGATTCCAAGGGAGAACTGCTTATTACCATCATGTCTTCACTGGCTCAGGAAGAAAGCCGGTCTATATCGGAAAACTGCACCTGGGGTCAGCGCAAGCGTTTCTCGGACGGGAAGGTCACCGTGCCTTTTAAGAGATTCTTAGGATACGACCGTGGCGAGGACGGCAATCTCGTTCTCAATCCGGAGGAAGCCAAAGTGATCCGCCTGCTCTATGGCTTATTTCTTGAAGGCCGTTCCTGCTACGGAGTGGCCAAAGAGTTGACCGCCCGCGGCATCAAGACACCGGGCGGCAAGGACAACTGGTCGGCCGGAACTGTGCTAGGCATTTTGAGAAATGAGAAGTACAAAGGCGATGCCCTCCTGCAGAAGTCATTCACCGTCGATTTTCTCACAAAGAAGAAAAAGATGAATGAAGGCGAAATTCCCCAGTACTATGTGAAGAACAACCACGAAGCCATTATCGAGCGGGAGACCTGGGATTATGTTCAGGTCATGCTCGACCAGGTGAGCAAAGGTCGACGCCCGGCCAGCAGCGTTTCCATCTTCTCCGGCAAAATCCAGTGCGGTGACTGCAGAGACTGGTATGGACCTAAACTCTGGCATTCCAAAAGCGAGAAGTACCGCCGCACCGTCCTTCAGTGCAACAGCAAATTTAAAAACAAGTGCCAGACACCTCATTTCACGGAGGAAGAAATCGAAAAGGCTTTCATGCACACGGTGAGTCAACTGGTATTTAATCGGGAGCAGATTAAGGAAGACTTCGAGGAAATCAAAAGAATCGCCTATGATACGACGGATTTGGAAATCGAGCGGGACAAGCTCTACGTTGAACTTGAATCCATCTCCAAACGCATGGAAGATACCATCAGCGAAAATGCCCGAGTGGCGCTCGATCAGGAAGAATACAACAGACACTTCAATGAGATGACAGACCGTTTTAACTCGGTCAAAGAAAAATACGATCAGCTTACCGCCTGGATTGAGGACAAAAAATCCCGTCTCCTCGGCGCAGAGCAATTTGTCAAAACTCTGCTATCCGAAGGCGAGATTAAAGAATTCAGCCCCATGCTCTGGCACAGCCTGCTGGATCATGCTGTAGTAGCAAGGGATGGCAAGATTACTTTTGTATTCAAGAATGGCATGGAGCTTTAATCAAAGCACTTTTTGCAGGAGCCTTCCAGAGGGCAGCCTTCACAGAGTGCTTTCTTTTTGCAGTGTTCTTTGCCGTTCTGAACGATCAGCGCATGAAAGCGATTATAGACAAGCACATCGGCGGGTATCCTGCTCTCGATAAATTTCTTCACTTGAACATAGGTCTTTCCCGCATCAAGTGGATAACGTTTGAAAAGCCGCATGGTATAAGCATCGACGACAAAGGTCGGAAAATGGAAGGCATAGAGCAGAATGGAATCTGCCGTCTCGTTGCCCACGCCGTGAACACCTAACAGCTCCTTACGGACATCGCTTAAAGGAAGATTTTGAATCCGTTTCACATCGCAGTCGTAGCTCATGAACCACTCGGTTAAGACTTTAAGATACTGCGATTTTTGTTTATAGAAGCCTGACGGGCGGATGAGGTCTTGAAGCTTCTCCAATGGCAGATGATGAATGCGTTCCGGCGTCAGGTCGTCCTCGAATTGTCCGATGGCCTTTTCTACATTCGTCCATGCCGTATTTTGCGTGAGAATAGCTCCGACCATCACTTCATAAGGTGTCTTTGCCGGCCACCATTGGAGGTCACCGTAATGTAAAAACAGCGCTTGATATATTTCAGATAGAGAGTTATTCATCCGCTGTTTCTTCATCGCTTCTTTCGCCAATCAGGCTACAAAAGTCGTCAAAAATATAAGGATAGGAATTGGAACCACTAAAGCTAACAGTCCTTTGTCCATTCGAAAAATGAAGTTCCAGACTCCACTGTGTACCATCTAGAACCCCGAGGTTGACATACTGTGATTTCCATTCCCCGAAGTGCAAATCTTGCAGTGCCTGCATAAAGCTTTCTTTATGTTGTATTTTTCTATCATTCATTGAATGACGCCGTTGGTTGCACTACAGGTTACAGGGCGTCAGAACACCACCGGTAAGATTAAACGTTCTGTCACATTGTCTT